GCTGTACATGCTATTGACAATTTTCCAGAAATGACTGATGCCTCAATGTATTGTGCGTTAAAACTGTTAATATAATTTGCCACGCCTGTCACCGTATTATTAGGTGCACCAGGTACTGTTACAGTTATAACCCCTTTAGTTGTCACCGTACCCGTTGTATTGATTACAGAAGGAATAGTAATGTCAAAAGAATCGGCTCCAGTTAGTGCAGGATTGGACGCTGTTCCTGTAACAGTTGGGATAGCTCGTTGCCACTCACTGCTACCTACTTCTACCCATGTATTAAATCTTGATTTAAAGAAATATGAAGATTTATCTAAATCTTGCGGGTATGCAAGAACTGCATAGTCACCAATGTTACCAATAATATCTTTTGGTTTTCCACTAGAAACACTTGTAGTATCATTCAATACATATGGTACTTTGTTAGTGAACTCACCAGTTGACGCATTGAATTCAAAAATACCCCATGATGTGTTGGTAGTATCTAACCAATATGTTCCGTTGTCTGGCTCACCCGATGGACGAGAAATTGAACCAACAAAGTCAGCTAAATCAACGTCTGCACGTAAAATATAAGCACGATTAGTTGATGCTAATAGTGAGTATGCAGCCAATAGACCGTACTCATTCAATTCATAACCATGAATAGGTGTACCGTTTGTTGTCTTATAGAAGAATGGATTACCATATAATGTAACTAAGTCACGTTGACTTGTTACTTGATACAACTTGTTAGCTGTAGATTTTGTTGTTGCGGCCGCAATTGCTGTACCGGCTGCATTTGCTTTACTTTGTGCAGTAGCTAAAACAATCAACGGGACTGAGCTTGAGGCAGACGGTAAATATTGACTTTGGTCAATGACTGTTACTTCTACGCCAGGTGATACTAGTGCCATGTTAAATTTCCTTTATGTTATACTTGATGTAAGGATTACCTTATCTGTTTATATTTAGTAGTAATGCCATAAAAAGCCCCAATAACCGTGCCTTCGAAGGTTATTTTGAGCTAAATAGACGATGAGACCTATATGCAATACTTGTAACAAGAATACATGCGCTATTAACTACATTCGTGTAGGAGTGACACATTATAGAAAGATGTGTGATGAGTGTGGTAGAAAGAAAAACAAACTATCGCTGAGAACACCCACATGGAAAACTGCGGGCTATAAGAAAAAACCCACATGTGATCTATGCGGGTTTAAAAGTATTTTCTCTACGCAAACAACTGTGTTTCACATAGACGGTAAATTAGAAAATACTGATTTTACTAACCTAAGAACAATCTGCTTAAACTGTGTAGAAGTGGTAAAGAAAAAAGAAGTTACTTGGCGTAGAGGTGACTTAGAGGTTGATTAACTTCTCAACTTGATTATGTAAGTCATCAATTGTTTGGTTGTTGTCTAACCAATGGTCATATTTTAATCCAACGCTAGAATACTCACTAGCATGTATGTTGAACTTGTCTAGTGCATCTTTGCTCTCTGTACCAGCATTAAATGCTTTTGCTATATCATACCATTCGGGTCGAGGGCCACGCTCAACTCTAACTGTTATTCCACCTACATCCTTAATAGCAAGGACTTCATTAGCAAAGCGACAATCAGTAATTACTATGTCATCCTTTGCTTGTCTTAATTTATTTTGAATGCTTGCTACCCAGATATCATTATGAAATCCGTTGCGACATACTTCTGTGCCCCAGTACTGCAATACCCACCTAGGAGTAAGATGAGGGATATTCAATCGTTCTGCCCACCAAGTATCCACATTTTCACGCCACTCTCGGCTAGATTTAGTAGTACCTTCCAACATCTCCCTGTCCCAACCGAATACATTTGCCACAGCATCTTTCAGTGATCCGGCAAAACTTAGCTTTTTAAAGCCATGGAATGTAGTGAGATAATTTGCGACAGTATCTTTGCCGCTACCGATAAAACCTGTTACACCTATAATCATAAAGAAAAACTCCTGTAGCACATAGTATACTACAGGAGTGTGTAAAAGTCAATATTTAGGTTAACCTTGTACCCATGTCAGCGGTTGGCTATAATCCACGTAGCGTTTTAAATCCTCTATTAACGTTTCTTGCATTTTGGCACTTTCAGCCTTCAGTGCCGCACCATTTAACGTAGTTCCGCCACCTGGTCCTACAACTGATCCGAATTTCTCACGTGCCTCGCCTAAGGTACCTTTTAGTACACTTAGTGTCCAATCACCAATCCATACGCCTGATCCTGGATCTAGTAATAGAGTTGACTCTGGTTTTTGAATGTCAGCCCAAATTAATATCTGTTCTCCGTCACCCTTGATGTTGCGAACTAGTTTAATTTCTTTGGTTACATTGTTGAAAGTGTAGATAACATATCCACCAAACATACGTGCGGCTAATTCAATATACCCGGCATACATGTCATACATTGCTAAACCACCTGCGTAGTTGTAATTCAATAGATACGTATTTAGAATAGCACTAGAGAATGGATCGAACGAGCTAGCTGCCGGTCCAGTTTCTAAACCAACAGTCCTACGGAATACTTGACGAACATTAATGAATTCTCTAGGAAGTGTGTAATCGGTTTGATGAGCATGTAATGTCATCAATGTGTAGGCTTCTTCCGTTGCATTTTGCGCTCGTTGACGATAAACTTGTACAGCATACTTGTATGCGGCTTCGTAATGCTCAGGATCTAATTCTACATCGACAATACCTTCACCCATACGTAGGCGAAGATTTCTAAATAAGTCTTCTTTTAATTGGTCTAATGTTGCTGATTGTTGGATTGCCATGGTGTTCCCCAGATACAGTATTTATCTAGGGAACCGGTTGAATCAAATATCGCCCTGTTTACGATTCTCTGAATAATGTGCATCAAATGAGCCGCCGGGGTAGCGTGACTCTAACTTGCGCACATTCTCGTCAATTACATCATTTGGATCAAGATTCAATGCACGACAAGCATTAATCCAATACCACATTACATCACCAAGCTCACGTTTCATGTGAAAGAGTTCGGCCTCTGTCAAAGGTTTACCTTGAAAAATGATCTTTTTGGGCACTTCGATAAACTCTCCAGCTTCTGCGGCAAGTCCAAGACATGCTGTAAGTAGCAACGGGACATTAATGTCAGGTCCGTGTGTTCCATCTTCAAGCAAGTTACCATCAAGACGATCCAATCGATTAATGAAATCAGTAAGGTTATTACTAGGTCTACTTGTAACAGCTTCTACAAAATCCTTATATTTGTTCAAATCAATATTCATACATAATCCTTATACATTAGTTTACTACCTTCTTCCCCGAGAGTTTCTCTAAAAATCTCATTAGTCCGTTGCATCATTGCACAGGCTAACATAAGCCTATCATTATCATTGTCAGTTAACAATAATGATTTATCTATTAAGATCATTAGTTCTCTCATTCTAGTTTCAGTGTTACTCATTTTACCACGCTTTCAAAATAATCATGTGTTCATTAAAGCGACCATTTGGTGTTGTTGCAACCGCTTTAATGTCATTAAAGAATTTACGTGCGGCTGGCTTACTACCAGTAACTTCAGCGAGTTGCTCACTTGGCTTACGTAGAGTTTTAACTTCACTCTTATTTGTATCAAATCCAAGTAGTGTACTACCCTTTACTGTAAAAGTCTTACTGTAATCATCCGCAATATAGTGATGCAATTTGCGTTTTGCAGTATCATAAACCCATGCTTCACTTGCACCATGTAACTTTGTAGGGTGAATGCTAATCAATTCTAGCTTGCTAGCAGTATCCTTGAATGTTCTCAAGTACTTTAGTTTTGCTACAATCTTCTCTACAGGAACAGCTTTGCGGGCACGTGGTGCTTTAGCGGCTTTCTTGACACTGATATAACTATTTAGGTCATTTAATACTTGTTCAATGAATTTGAGAATATTCCTGATCTGAATTTTTGATAAATGTTGATAACCTTGAATAACTTGACTATCTTTGCCTTCTTGTACCAGTTCAAACTCAGCTTGCTTTCGTTTCCAAACATCAACAATCAAACTAATATGTTGCGGCATCACATTCTTTTTAGCAACTTCATCCATTGGTTTAAGTTTACTATTAGGCTTTGTTCCACCTAGAATGAATTCATCAAACAATCCTTCAAGTTCACCTGCCGCATCTTTCGCTTTGTCTTTAAGAATATCCTGAATGTTGGGACGTGTTGTCACTACCTCTTCTTTACTTCCACCGGTAGCACTTTCTTTTGTTTCCGGAACCTCAAGACACTTCACTATCCTAGCAATTTCGTTTTGCAAGGTAGCGTTTTCTTTTTCATTAAGTTCAAGTCCACGCATTGTCATACGTGACAACCAACATAATGTAGACAAAAATTCGCTTTCATGTACCTTACGCAATTTTTTAGCTTCATCCGTGCGGTTGTTATAATCCAAATACTGACACAAAAGTTCTTTTGCATCTTTTTGCCGTAGAAACGATGATACCAAGTAAATGCCCTAGCTAATGTTGAGAACCTGCGATCTGAATCGGGTTGCAATGGAAAGAAAGGCTCTTCACCCATATGCTTTGTATCAGCATCACGTGGGTTTAGTGCTTTAACAAAATTATCTTCTGTTTGTTTGGGTTTTCTAATAGCCATGTTTGTTCCTTGTTTGCGTAATTAGTATGATATCACAGGTTGACATTAAAGTCAATTTGTTATTTAGACTTTGGGCACTCGCAAAATTCGATAAGTGATGCCCTGTGCAGTCTTGCACTTTTCAAAACCCTCATTTGCATAGCAAAGTTCAAGCATTGCAAGTTCCCTGCGATCACGCACATTGGGCTTGTTTACTTTGATGCTAATGAATTTCTTACGAAACTCAATGTATACTTTCTCAGCACTATACACCATTTCGAGGCCCAACTTGACTTGTTCAGCACGTAGCTTTTGTTTGTCAGAAAAAAGAGAACTATTTACTGCGCTTTGCAAACGTGCGTCACGTTCAGCGAACCAAGCAAATTTGCCGGCAGACTTATATTCACGTTCTAATTCAATCATTTTAAGCACCTTTCGACTGTTTAAGATTCTATTATATACCCGAAACCATTTAATGTCAACCTCTGAAAAACGATAAATAAGAGTACTATGCCAAGACTAAGCCTCTACCGTTCCCAAAAATCCAACGATTTCAAGTTTTTTGATAAGATTATCAAAGAGCAATTTACCGCCGGCGGTACTGATTTATATATTCATAAGTATTCAGGTATTAAGGATCAAGGACCTAGTATTGATTTAACTCAACCACAATATAATAGTGCTGACCCTACAAAGATTCAGGATTTATTATTTCTAGAAAACAGAGACCGTAAATACGAACCAAATATATATAGATTACGTGGTCATTATAATATACAAAATCTAGATTTTGATTTATCACAGTTTGGTTTATTTTTAAATAATGATATTATTTTTATCACTGTTCATTATAATGAAATGATTGACTTAATCGGTCGTAAACTAATGGTTGGTGATGTACTTGAATTACCACATTTAACTGATTATCATCCATTGAATGAAACTATACCGACTGCACTACGCAGATATTACCAAGTTACTGACGGTGACTTTGCTAGTGAGGGATTTAGTAATACATGGTATCCGCATCTATGGCGTATTAAATGTGAACCATTAGTTGACAGTCAAGAATTTAGTAACATTCTTGACCAACCTATGAACAAAGATAATTATTTAGGAGACTGGAGTACAACAACTGTTTATCCAGCTGGTTATACTGTCAGCTTTGGTGATAAGAATTATCTCACTAAAATAGATACTCCTGCAGGTATACCATGTAGT